ACTCACAGAGCGGAATGGCAAAGTTGTCGCCTGGCTTCATGCCTACGCCGCCATCAGATCCACGGCGCACATGAGCGGCCTGGATTTTACCACCGCATCCCGTGGGGTCGTTCTCAACACAGGCGCAGTTATAGCCGCGAATGTGCTGGAGGAATGACGGGCAACGAATCGGGGCGTCCTCTTTCGGGGCCATCATGCGGGGGCGGGTTCTGCGCTTCGGTATCAACGTGCGAACTCCCTCAGTTCAAAGTCAGTGCGGAGCGCGTCAAAGCGGGCGGCGGCTTCGGGGTCGGTGTCGAGGTTTTTCTTCTCTTTGATCGCCAATGTTGCCTTTAAGATTCGGTTGGCAGATTCGTAACCATCATTCGTTCCGCGCTGTGAGCCCATCACGCCAAGCCATTTCTGAACCTCAACGTCCTGGCACATCAGGAAGGCAACGCTCGACCGCTTACGCGCAGCCTTCTCGACCGCCACGGGTTCCACGGCCTTCTCTGGAACGGTAGGCGCATTAAGCGCCTCTACGTCCATCCTCGCCACCGCCACATGCACAGGGTTAGCCCTATCAGGAGCCCCGAACAGTCGGAGGAACTCGTTTGAGTGTTCGATGGGAATGTCGATTGAAATTCTGGCCACCTTAAATCCGGCCATGAATTTACAATCGACGTAGACCCCTTGCATGACGGCGGGTTTGTCGGTCACTGGGTCACCTATCAAAAAGGCACGTCATCCTGGTACATATCGTCGCCACGGGTAGCGCGCCCACGATCCGCCACCGGCTTGTCATCCCGATTGCCGCCGCCGTGGAGTTTCACTTCCATCACCGAAAGCTCGATCTGACCGCGCGGCTCTTTGGTAGTCTTGTCAGCCCACACTCCAACAACGGGCTCGCCCACGACCTCGACCAGTGAGCCCTTGGAAAGCATTTCCGCCAACTTGGTAGCGCGCTTGCCGAAGATAGCGCATTTCACCCAATGGCTTTTCTTCTTGTCGCCATACCCGGTGTCGTAGGCCATTGACCAAGAACAGACCTCTGTTCCGTTGCTGAGTGTTTTCAATTCGGCGTCTTTGCCGAGGCGTCCTGTGCAGATAAATGTGGCCATTTTGATTGCTCCTATTCGGCGGCTTGCTTGGAGTGTTGGCCGACCTTCATGTCGTAAGCAGCGGCGCAGCTTTCGTAGAGTTCCTTGGAGAGGCTCTCCAAGTTGGCCTTGTTGTCATCGTGGAGCTTGGTCGCGGCCTGGACGTCAGGAGCTTTCGCCATGCGTTCCACGAACTTCTTGGCGAATTCCTCGGGCGTCTTGGCTGTGAGCGTCCACGGAACGTCAGCGGACTTCGGAGCGGTCGGTTGCGCGGGCAGGCGTCCGCCGCCATTGCCAGACACGGCAGCGTTGCCATCGTCATCTTCATCGGAGCAGACGCCAAGCGCCGACGCCAAGCTGTAACGGCGGGCATATGTGGCGGCCGAGCCGAGCCCCTGCGCGTCCTGCTTGCCGGCAGGAACATAGAGCGGGCCGAACTCCATCCATTGCCCGGTTTTGTGAACAACGCGGGTAATGACAGTCACACCGCCGTCAGCGTTTCCGACCTCTTGCAGCACCGAAAGTCCGGCCTTTGCAAACGGAACGCGGATTGCCTCAAACACGCTGGCAAGGTCGGCATACTTCGACTTGAAGTGCGGGTTGGTCGCGTCTTTGACGGCGGGTTTCATTTCGCCCTGGGCTACGGCAAGCGCGGCGCAGATGGCGTCGATTGCTTCAGATGTTCTCATTACGCGGTTTCCTTCTTTGCTTTGAGTTCCTTGATCGTGCATCCACGACCGTCTTTGACGATTTCGATTCCGTGGCCGTAACCGCGGCGCATGTCGGGTTCCATGAGGGCCTTCAGATCCTTTGCGGCCTTCTCAAATTCCTTGGCTTGGTCGCGGAGCATCAGCCAATCCGAGGCGCGGACAGCCCATGTGTTATTGGCGCGCATATCAACGTCTCGGGTCGGCGGAACGAGTTCCGGCGCGTTGATGGTCTTGGCCGTGTCAATCTCGATATCCATCACGACATGGTTCCAGAACACTTGTTCGACCTTGATAAGGTGGGCGATGTAATCCTCGTCGCGCTCGACCTTGCGCCATTCGTGGCGATCCGAGCCGATGAAAACCGAGAGGTAGCAAGCCTGCGCGCCGTAGACGGCCATGTTGTGCTGTAGCTGGGGGAAGTAGCGCACCAAGGCATCATCGAACTTGGTGAACGAGTTGCAGTGCTTGCATTCCACAATGTCGATGGCGTCGTTATCGCCACCCGTGAACCCGTCGATATTGGCGCGCATGAACGCATGTTCGGGGTGGATGTGAGTGCCACCAGGCAGGACCGGCTTGCCGATGGCGTAGGAAAGCCACAGGCGGTTAAGAGGTTCGGTCCATGAGCCCATCTGGACAGGCAGAACCTTCGTCAGATCGTCGGACGCCTGCCGGCCAAGCTTCTCAAGGCGCAGAACTTCCAGTTCCTCGCGCACGCCCTTTGCGATTTTCACCGCGTCCGAGCCGCCGACGCCCAGCGCGCGGGCTGAGTGCCAGTCCGGCCCGTGGTCCAGTAGACCCCCCGCTTCCATATCCCCGATGTGCATGTTCATTTCCTTCTGTTTCATCGTCGGGGATCGACCCCAACTCGTCAGTGCATCGCAAATTCACGAAGCCGAGCACGGCTATACAATCCCAACCAAAGCGCGGAACCAGTACGGGATCCATCCCCATCTTTTGTGGAACTTCTTACGCATTGGCTTGCCTTCGATGAGACACATGGAAAGAGGTACGCTCACGTCACAACCCAAAGGGCAAAGAACAGACCCATGATGGCCAACAGGCTTAGAAAGTTGCCGGCGACTTGATAGAAGTTCATGGCCTACTCCGCCGCGTCCAGGCGTGCTTGTGCGTCGTTTACAAGGTCGACCCACATCTGAAGTTCTTCGTCTTTCAGTGAGATGCGCCACGTAACATTGTCACGGCGCTTTCCCTCGGGGAGTGCGTCACGCGCTGCGATATCTTCGGCAATCTCGCGGGTGATCCGGTCGCGGTTCATGTTCCCGACGCGGACGCGTTGCTGGTATCCCATGGCGTCCAGCTTGGGGGCCGGATCAATAGCCGCCAGGATCGGTGCAAAAATCGGATGTACGTTGTTCATGGCCTAGCCCTCAATCCGTTCGCAGCCTGCGCCGCCGCGCCAGACCTGGGTGGCCGCGACGAACGCTTTGGTGCGAAGCCACTTGGCCCAATTCTTCGCCTTGCGTTCAGTCTCGAAGTAAGCGGAACGTTCGATTGCGCCGGTCTGGTTGGTGAAGGTGACTTCGTAGATCATGTGGGCTGCTCTCCGTCTGTGTGTTCGTGTCCAGAGATTGCGCCTTGTGCAAGCCAGTGTCCAGAACTATTTTGGCTCGCGGTGCAAAATAATTTGCAACCCCAAAAAAAACCGCTTGCAATCCCTTAGCACAAGGCGCAAGGTTCCGGCATGACATTAGATCAATACCTGACACGCAACAAAATGACCGCAACCGAGATGGCTCAGACCCTCGGCCGCGCCATTTCCACAATAACCCGCATCCGTAAGGGTGAAATCAAGCCGGATTTCGACACAATTCAAGAACTTGTCGATGTGACGGAAGGCCTGGTTACGCCCAATGACTTTTTTGTGATGCCGGCCAAGAAGACGCGCAAATGAACCAGACTACCGCGCATGGACCCGCACTTGCGCGGCGCTCTCATGGGGTATCAGTCCCCGGCGCTCCCATGAGAGCAACCTTTTCAGACGCGTGCGCTGGCCCCCTGGCCCACGCCGCCCTCGGTAGTCACTCCGTCCTCTGGTCCCCAGCTACCGAGGGCACCCCCATCCGTGATGCCCGGTTGGCATTGGCTGTTTGGCAGGGTCAGTACGCTGCCTGTGATCGTCTCCACGACTTGAGCGCCCGTTACTTGCAACCGTGTGTAAGCTACCCACGGAAGCCGGTAACGGGCCTTTTTTAGGCATAGACCACAAGGGGACGGGGGAATGTTTAGGACAATCAAGCGTTTCTGGACCCGGTACGTACTACGGCGCGAAGTGAAGCGGCTCGTTGCATCCGAAAACGCGGCGCGGCGGATAGCCCCCGTCGAACGGAAGAACCCGGCTTTTGTCTCAAGGTTCCCTCGGGGCATCCACAAATGAAAAAAATGAATGTCCCGAGGAAGGCGCGTATGCGCCCCGAAGCCCGCTTGCAGGAGAGCGTGTGCCAGTACCTTGCCCTTCAGGAGCGCCAGGGTCGGTTGCTCTGGTTTGCTGTGCCCAACGGCGGATCTAGGAATCTGTTGGAAGCAATGAACCTGAAGCGTCAGGGTTTGCGCGCCGGCGTCCCCGATTTAGTGGTGATACCCAAGGTCGGCCCGGTGCTTTTCATCGAACTCAAATCAGAAGATGGCACGCTGTCCAAGCTGCAAAGCATCTGGCTTGAAAGCCTGCCTTTGTACGGATGCCCTGTGGCCGTCTGCCGGTCGCTTGATGAAGTCCAGCGGTTCCTATTTCAGACTGGCGTGATTAGGGAGGTCGGCTAGATGGTCACCTTCTTTGCCTGCGCCGTCATGGCTTACCTCGGCATCTCAGCCTACACGCGGAGAGAGTTTTGCAGGCTGCTTGTGGCTTTTATAACTGGTGCAATCGCTGCTTATCCGTGGGGCGCTTAATGAAATACCTCTCCGATTTGACCGGCTTGGATTTTGGCGGGCTTCGTGTCGTGAGGCGCGCCGGTTTGAAGCGTGGACACTCAGCTTGGGAGTGCCTTTGCGGGTGCGGGAACACCAAAATTGTCGCGCGGCCTGAACTGGTCAAAGGCGAAACCAAGAGCTGCGGGTGTCTTAAGCGTAAACGCATCTCAGATGCCGCGACAACGTATTACACGGCCAACGCCGCGCGCCGTAAGCCGGTCCCGCGCGTGTATCTGCGTGATGGCAATTTTGACGACGATCTAGAGTTTTTGGAGAGCCTCTAATGGACCTTCATTCCTTCCTCGCTGGCTTTGCGTTCATGGGTTTCCTGATCGCATTCCTATGTGTGGGGCTGATTATGTGGATCGGGAGGGAGTAGGCCCATGACGAACGCTGACAGGCTCAGCATCGCCTATCGCGCCGCCCGCGCCTCCCACATGCCGAGCCGCCGCCTATACCGGGCTTTGATTCTTGCCCGGGCTAAGGAACTCAAGACCGAAGCCAAAGCCAAGAAGCGTAAGCAGCTTGCACTAGCCATCTAAGGGGGACACGATGCCGAACATCAGCCGAGGACGCGCCGCGCTTACATGGTACGCGGATCGTGAAAAGAGGGCCGAACTAAAGGACGCAGAGAAAGCCGCCGCCGCGTCCAAAAATAAGGCCCTACAGCGCAAGTCGTCTAAATATCCAGGCTCATACACCGAGCGGGAAAGAGAAGTCCTGCGGGCTTATTATTCGACCCTGGGGGCCGATCTACTGGCCGAGAGACTAGGACGTACCGCGGCAAGTGTCGGGACTGAGGCCAATAGCATGGGCCTGAGGTTCGGCAAATGAAGTTTAAGCACACTGATTTTCATAAGGCCGTTGCGACCGCGCGCGAGTTGGCCGGCACGCTTGCCCAGGCCCGCGGCTACACGGTTGACGACTTAATTTGCCAGAACCGGAAGCGCCCGCTACCGCAAATTCGGTGGGAAATTTGGTACGCATGTAAGCATGACTTAGGGCTTGGGCGGACCGCCATTGGCAAGATTTTCAAACGCGATCCGCAGACGGTTTACCACGGTATTAAGGCTCAGATTAAGAAGATTGAGCGCACAAAACGCCTGAAAGCAATGTGGTGCGGCTTATCCCCAAGCCGTTGCGTCACTAGGGCTGACCGCCTAGCCTGATTCCAGAACGCCCTACGAAAGTTTGATCGAATGGCAAAGTTTGAAGAAAAGATTGCGGACTGGATGCCCCTTCGCCTTGTCATTTGGCGCAAGGGAACCGCGTTCTTTTCGCCGGCCGAGCGCGGCGCGTACATGGACCTGATCCTAGCCTATTGGGAGCTTGGCCCGCTCCCGAACGATGACGCCATCCTTCAGCAGCTTGCCCGCGTGACTGACTCCAAGACCTGGAAACAGGTTCGCGGTAAGGTACTCGGAAAGTTCATTGAGATCGACGGCGCTTTGACCCATGAGCGGATTGACGAAGAACGAACCGTCGCCCTCCAAAAGTTCCAACGTAAGTCCGACGCTGGCCGTGTCGCTGGTAGAGCAAGCGCCCAATCAAGAGCCAACCAACCGTCAACCAATCGTTCAACGGTTGGTCAACCAGCCGTCAACACCACTTACCAAGTACATACTCCTAACGGAGTAACAGATGCTAACGCATCTGTGGGGCGCAAGCGCCCGCCACCCAAACGAGCCTCGGCCTTGCCTGCCGACTGGACGCTTTCTCAGGAAGGATTTGACCATGCGACCGCTAAGGGACTTGACCCCGCAACTATCCGCGCCATTGCCGAGAACTTCCGCGACGACAACGCCGCAAAGGGCCGAACCAGCAAGGATTGGCCCGCAAGCTGGCGGACCTGGATTGCCAAGCACATCGGCTGGAACGGCACTGGCCCGTGGCCTAAAGGCAAACAACTCGTATCAAACCGACAAGGCCCTGAAAGCGTTATTGCCGCCGGGGCTGCTGTTATTGCTCGACTTCAGGCCGACGCGGGACTTCGACGGGACGGCGGCTGTGACGTGGACGAGGCCCCCGACTTCGGGCAATTCGGAGGCTATTCGGTCAGCCTTGCAGACGGTCAAAATGACGATGCAGCCGATGAACCAGAACGAGATCGTTGCGTTGCTTACCCTGCTTAAAATCGAGACAAAATCCCGCGCCGAAGACGGCGGGGATATCGAAGGGCAGTTCCTAGCCTACGCCCGTCGCGTTGCTGATTACCCCGCCGATGTGGTGCGCGAGGTCCTTGGAACGCAGAGCGGGAGGGGCATTTTTTGGCCGGCCTGGGCCGAATTGAAAGAACGGCTGGATGCCAAGTCCAGTTATCGCCGGAAGCTTCTACATGCCCTTGAAAACCCGCCCGCGCCCGTACCCCCGACCGCTCCAAAAGCTGAACGCGCGGTGACGCCAGAAGCACAGGCCATCTTGGATGCCTACGCGCGTGAGCGCGAGAGCGAAGCGATACCCATTGCCGAACCGACACCCGAGGAAATGGAACGCCGCGCATGATCTACACCGGCTCTGGCGACCTCCCCCGCCATCTTTACGTCTACGTAGATCGCTCGTTTATTCGACGCGACGGTACGGGCTTTGAACCCGCTGTGTGGTTTGGCCTTACCGCAAAGTTTGGCGAGATGTGGGGCGCAAACCTGATGCTGGAATGTGGGGCGATCTACCGCAACGTTCCGTTGCACGCCCTAGCTTTTAGACCTGATCCAGAACCCGTCTGGAAAGAACAGGACGCGCAAGCCTGGGACTGCTACGGCGCTCAGTTCTCGGTGATCGAATACCGTTACCTGACCAACGTACAGGCGGAAATCCGCAAGCCTGCAAAGCTGATGGGGTCGTACATGTTCACGGCTATCCCGTTGTTTGACGGGTACACGCGCCACCCGGGCCAATCCAAGGAGTTTGTATTCCTTGAGCTTGAGAACGGGCGGCTAACTTGTAAGTCCACGGACATGCTGATCTTCCACGACAAATCATTCTGCACGCCGTCGTGGCCGACCGATCTACGCCGGCAAGTGGACACCTACCATTGCGA